TCCGGAGATTGAACGCATTGAGGTTGATTATGAATGGCATGAAGCAGATGATTCTGTTGGCTTAATTGCATACTGTGAGAAAACAGTTAAGTGGATGCGCTTTAACTTGGAAATCAAGGACATAACAGATGAGTTGTCCTATGCTGACTTGGCATATCTCAAACATGAAATCAAGCGCAACGATCAGGAGATTGCAGATGAAAGAACCTGAAGATGAAGCATTTGATGAACTCAGTCGCAGACAAGGCGATTGGGGTCTTCAAGGGTCACGCAAGCACCAAATCATGCGTTATGTTGAGAACAATGCCAGGAACGAAGTGATTGAAGAAGTCGCCCAACACATTGAGAAATGCACTCTAGCGTTTGGCAAAGACACGATTCAATCGTTTACAGCTTATGTGAGGAACATGAAGAAATGAAAGCAAGACAAGTATTCCACGCACTTATGTCCTCTAAGGGCTATACAGAGGATGATTTAGCCATGAGTGGCGACAAGTACATTAACCCTGCTATGCAAGGCAGATGGAACTACTTTATTGCAGGGTGGGAAATGAGGGGGGTTATGTGATCGAGACAATCATCACTATCTTTGCCTTGGGGTTCCTTGGCATTGCGTTAGCCATTGGAGGCGTTTGCCTGATAGTTTGGATGGCATTGAATGAATCCTAAGAGTACAAATAACTCCGGCATGAAGTGCCCAGAATGCGGGGCTGTCTCCTTTGTTCAGCATACAAAAACTGTGGAAAACATACTTGTCAGACGAAGGGAATGCTTTAATGGGCATCGCTTTATCTCACATGAGACAGTCCTAAGAATGGTCAATCAACATAAAGCCAAATCAAATTCTTAGATGTAGCAACTACACAAATAATTGTGTCATGTGCTGACCATAATATGATTTAGCTGCAATCCGCAGTTCAAGGAGAAATCATGTACAAGATTGAAATTGATATGGGTTGGTTGGCTGACACTAAACTTACCATTGAAACTCATGACTTTGACATCATTGCAGTCATCAAGGAATTTGTCGAATTCCAAGAGTCAGAAGGTTGGGTTGGTGCGTGGAATCCAATCGTTTTTGACGATAGCGAAATCGATGAAGATGACGCGGAAGATGACGCAGAAGAAGTTAAGTAACTGGAATCACGCGGCCTCGGAATTCAATGGAATCGGGGCCGTGTGTTGTTACCAGTTCGGGAAGCAGTAACTTGCCGTCATGGAAATTTAGCACAGCAAAGCCCGATCTCCAGTTAAGTGGGCCTTTTTCTGTGTAGTCTTCAAACTGTGGCCCATAAGGTTCCGCAAGGGTTCCAGTATCGATGCCGTATCTCACGCCGTTGTAGTCAGAGAATGGAGTGACTTTTAAACTATGCAAATGTCCCGTGACAATGTTAGTACCTGCCCACATCGTATTGTTATGTGTTGCGTGGATACCACTCTTGAATCGATGTTTAACAACAGTGGTTTCATTCAACCATACTGACCAACAAGGTTCCCAATTTGGGAAATGGTCTTTCAAGCTAAAGCCTTTGACTTGCTCATACTGGGGCGCATTAGCCGCTAGAAAGGTCTCAAACCGCGCATCGTGGTTGCCCAAAGGCCATATTAATTTGACGTTGTGACGGGCCTTTTTAGCCGTTTCTTCGATCTCTCCCATCGCCAAAGTACACGCCTTTAGTTCTTCAATGACTGTGGGTGCTTTACTCCATCCGATTCGTGGGTGTCTAGAGATTCCAGCACCATCAAAAATGTCGCCATTGGCAATTACGGCATTGGGTTTGAGTTCTTTGATGGCCCACAAAAGACCTCTGTAGGCAGTAGAGTGGATGCCGGGCCAAAAGTGTGCATCAGAGAAAACAATGACTGTCCCGTTTAGGATGCCAAGACTATTGCTATGCGGATGCGTAAATGAAACTTGCAAATGTGCGTGTCGACTTTGCTTTTCTGCTTGAGGTGCTTCAATCTTTTGTTTAGTTTTATGTTCAATCCGTCTGCGCCTTTTGTAAAGCGCGGAAATATCAATGTTTAGCATCCTGCTCGCTTTGTCCATTGAGCCGCTACTTTGAATAGCTTGAATGACTTGATCGTCAGAAAAATTAGTGACAGCCATTACAGTTTCTTTCGCCAATAAAGGGTATTTTTGCAACCCCAAGGTTTAGAAGGTTCAAACATTTTGAAACCGCAAGCTATCAAACTATTGGCAGAAGCAGGATTGAATCTTGTGTCAGAAACTAACCATTTCCACCCAATAGCTTTCGCTTGTCTAATTCGGACACGAATAAACTTTTTCTGTAGTCCTTGTCCACGATGAGCAGGAACAACACCAGCACGACAAAGATACCCACAATCAGTCCACCGCACAGAGCGAACAAGACCCGCGAAACCAATATCCACGCCATTTTTAGTAGCAATCCACCAAGTCCCAAAATTTGTGTCATCGGGCTTGTCATACGGTAAACAGATATTTTGTAGTGCAGAAAGTCTGTCTTGTACTGAATCTTTGCGGGTGTCTGCGCGAATAATCATTAGCGCATTGAAATACTATAGTATGAAACGTCTATGACAATTTAAGATTTAAACAATGCCGCCTCATCTTTTCGTCTGTTTTCTAAACCTTTCAAAACCTTGCCACCAGCCTTGCAATACTGCAACAAAGACTCTATTGCCGCATCTTTATTGCCACGAATAACCTTTTGACGGAAGGTGCTGCGCTGTAATGTTCCCAGACCAACATTGAAGCTAAAGCTGACGCAAGCATCAAATTCACCTTGGGTAAGGGCAACTGGAATAAGTTGAATAACCCCACTCTCAAACCTTGCAAGATCGTTTCTGAGAATTCCATCCACTTCTTCCTTTGTCCATATACGATTATCTTCAGGGCGTAAAAGAAACTCATCACGATTTTCGATCTTGAGTTTTCCTTGTTCTGGATACAAAACATGGCCTACGCCCACAGTCCAGAGTTTTGCTGGGCAACGATATGGTTTAAACCGCACACCTTCATGGTGCTTAATCATCTCCACAGCTTGGGCACTGATGTTCATTTTTTGAACGCCTGTCCACCAAACCAGAACGACACAATACAAGCCCAGATAATCTGTGTATCTTGATCCCACAGTTGGTTCAAGGCTACATCAAAGGCAACGTCTGTATGCCACGCATAATAAAACCCAAAGACCTCAACAAACATGAACATGGCAAACATCCCGTAAGTGATGACTGAACGGGTTGCTGCCCTCATATTGATGACCCAGGTACTTGCACCTTCACCAAGGGCTATATCGTGGGCATAGAGGGCTTGACGCTCTTGCATGGCAGTCTGGTTGTTAGTTACCTCTGCATTGATCTGTATCTGCTCAGTCTGGATATGCTCAATGCGTTCTTGTGCCTCTAAGCCCGCCTTTTTAAGCGTCAGTTCTCGCTCAGTTTGCATTGCAGCCAAAGCAAGTTCATGCTTTTTGTCGGCCCTATCTTGGAAAAACTCAAGGATTTTTGGAAGGCCGCCCATTAGGAAGCTGACCAGGGATGAGAACAGAGTTATCATTTTTTAACCTTTCAAGTTGTTGACGCTCATACTCCAACTGTTGGCGCAGTCGCTCCATGCGCTCAATCTGCATTTTGCTCTCTCTTTGTACTGCCAATGTGTCATAGTAAATGCTTCCCAACAGCGGAAGAAGTAGGACAAAGACCAGCACCATAGCAACTAATGCGACTAGAAACCCCATCTTACTTTTCGATCCATCACTAGGAGGCTGAAGAATAGGATCAGGTACAGCACGAACACTAAACAAGCTACCCCGTAGATTGCCTTGTCTTGGATTGCGCTGATTACCTTTCTTCGTTGCCATTCAACCTCTCGTTGTCTTTGCTCTTGGGCCAGTCTTGCTTCTTCTTGTTCTTCAATGATCTGTACTCTCATTGCATTGACCCTGGTATACAAGTTCCCCAACTCTGGGGGTGACTGATACACCATAATCTCACGAATCTCTTTGGCTAACTTCTCAAACTGGGTCTTGGCAAGTTCCCTGTTTAGCGCCGACTCCATGATGTTCTGATTTGGGTCATAAACAGTCTTAGACTTTTCTTCTTCTTCTCGAATGTGGTCTGCAAGCTGTTGCTGAACCCTGAAGAACTGCGACAGATTCGCCGCCAAGTCAGCCACAACTCTACCTTCATCCCAAACTTCGGCCTCTGCTTTTTTTGCTTTGGCTGCAACTGGAGTTGCGGTGGGCTGGGGCTTTTTCTTTTTGAAGAACCCAAAGAAGCCACCCACCTCTTCAGCAATAGCCGTGACCTCTTTAACAGTCTTTTGGGCTGCGGCAACAGTTCCCTTGACCTCTTTATAGAGTTCACAGCCTTTGCGAATAGCTGCGACACAGCCATTTGCCATTGCCAGAAGGGTGAGAGGATCAATGTCTCGCTCCTTGTTTATTCAAGAAGTGGTGGCACTGTCGCCCCACTCATCAAACCTCGCCAGTTCATTGATTGTGTAGGCGGTGGAGTTGTTCCAGAAAGAAGTCCTGACATTGCCTGTTGTGCGGCTCGTTGACGCAACATTGCTTGTATTTATCAGCAGCAAATCCAGTCGCAGCTAATGGAAGGGCAACTTCTGGCTTTGCAACTGATCCAGCAACC